ACAATAGACGAAGGCAGTTCAAAAGTACTGTCCATCCGCCGAAATTGGACGGATGGCGACGAATATTACAAGAAGACCCAGTATTTCACGCATTACAAGTTTTTGCCCGGTTTAGGCTTCTACGGCTACGGTCTTCTCCACATGATTGGTGGTCTGGGACGTTCAGCCACCTCAATTTTGAGGCAATTAATTGATGCAGGCACTCTGGCTAACCTTCCTGCTGGCTTTAAAGCTCGCGGTATTCGCATTCGCGATTCTGACGAACCTCTTTCTCCTGGCGAGTTTAGGGATATTGATGTTCCCGGCGGTGCTTTACGAGAAAGCATCATGCCACTCCCCTACAAGGAGCCTAGCCAGACCTTAATGTCCCTTTTGGGGTTTGTGGTTGAGGCTGGACAGCGTTTTGCGGCGATTGCCGACATGCAAGTTGGCGATGGCAACCAGAATGCGGCGGTTGGGACGACTGTTGCGCTTTTGGAGCGTGGATCGAAGGTAATGTCCGCGATACACAAGCGGTTGCACTACGCGCAGAAGCAAGAATTCAAGATGTTATCTCGTGTTTTTGCGGAATCCCTACCTCCTGAATACCCGTACAGCGTCTACGGGGCTGATTCCTCCATAAAACAGGCTGATTTCGATGACCGTATCGATGTTATACCCGTATCTGATCCAAACATCTTCTCCATGTCCCAACGATTGGCACTTGCCCAAACTCAGTTGCAGTTGGCGCAGTCTAATCCGGAAATGCACAACCTTTACGAGGCGTATCGCAGGATTTACGAGGCTATTGGTGTCCACAACATTGAGGCCTTGCTTCCGGCTCCACAGGAACCTCAACCAGTAGATCCGGGCGTTGAGAACTCGACTGTGCTGACGATGCAGCCTTTGAAGGCCTTTCCGGGGCAGGATCACGATGCTCACATGACGGCCCACATTATATTTATGAAAACACCCATGATAATGGGGGCACCACCTATTCAGGCCTCGTTACAGTCGCATTTGAGCGAGCATATCGCCCTGAAGGCGCGGCAAGAGGTCGAGATGCAGATGCAACAGGTGCAGCAACAGGCTATGGAGGTCCAACAGGCCGTCCAGATGGGCCAGATTGCCCCTGAAATGGCTCCACCAATGCCTGAAATGGGTGATCCGGAAGCCATGGTTGCTAATTTGATTGCTCAGTACACGGAAGAAGTCATGGGGGCCCTTATGCCTTCGCCAGAAGAGCAAGTTGATCCTCTGGTAGAGCTTCGATCCAAGGAACTGGATATCAAGGCCGCTGATTTACAGCGTAAATCTACCGAATTTGACCAACGTCTGCTGCTGGATGTCTCAAAGGAACAGGCCAAGGAAGAGATGGCGGCTGAGAAGATCGACTCACAAGAGGATATCGCCTTGTTACGGGCGGAAGTTAACCGTGAGCGCATCAACAATAATACGCCAGGAAGAGGTAACTAATGGCAAAAGGTATGGCGCATTACTACAAGGACGGAACAAAGCATTCCGGCGGCACGCACAAGATGGCTAATGGCGACTTGCATTCTGGTACAAAGCACACAGCTAAGAGTAAGCGACTGTATCATTATGCGGGACTACCTTCCGCCTCTGCTAAAAAGAAAGCTAGGAAGAGGGCGTAATGTTTCACGTGAAACAATTTGGCTATTAGGCGAGAAAGCCCGATACGCCGCACTACTACTGGCAAAAGCGCCAACTATCGTAAGACCAGCAAGGGTGCTGGAATGACGAAGAAGGGTGTGGCTGCTTACCGCAAGGCTAATCCGGGGTCTAAGCTTAAAACAGCGGTTACGGGGAAAGTTAAAAAGGGAAGCGCGGCAGCGAAACGTAGAAAGTCCTATTGCGCTCGATCTGCCGGACAGATGAAAAAGTTTCCGAAGGCGGCTAAAGATCCAAACAGCCGTTTAAGGCAAGCTAGAAAGCGGTGGAAATGTCGTTAATGTTGAAACAAATATTTTCTAGTGTCATTGTTGTTTTTATTACAGGTGTAATGTCTTGGATGTGCTTCACCATGATTTCTCTTGATAAAACAAGCGAATTGACTTCTTTTAAAGTGTCTGAGAACCATCGAATGATCACACCTTTGTGGGAAGATTTTATTAGAAGGAAAATATCTAATGACTATGGCTCGGTCTCAAATGGCGAAACAGATTACAAAATCACCATCGCGAAGGAAGAAAAATGAAAGAGTTTCTAAAAAAACTGCTAAGTATCTTTCAAAAACAAAAACCCGTGGTAGAAAGAAAGGCTAGATCTGATAAAGGAAAGCCTAGAAAGTCTAAGAAAAAGAAAGGTAAAGTCTGATGGCAACTTCAGGTTCAACAGATTTTCAATTAGATGTTTCCGACATCATAGAAGAAGCTTATGAGCGTTGTGGAATAGAAATCCGCACTGGTTATGAAGCCAAGACAGCTAGAAGATCTTTAAATATCTTGTTTGCTGAATGGGCTAACCGGGGCCTTAATCTTTGGACGGTAAAGTTTGCTTCTCAAACAGTTGCGTCTGGAGTAATAGAATACCCTCTTGGTACTATAACAATGACAATAGGGGCATCTACTAGCTTCACTGTAGGGGAAACTATTACTGGCGGAACAAGCGGAGCTACAGCTTTCATTTTAACAAAACCATCTAGTACAACCGTAACCATATCTGTCCCAACGGCAACTTTTACCGCAGCAGAAACTATTACTGGCGGAACAAGTGCTGCAACAACTACTGTGACCTCTTCACCTTCTTTAGAAGACGCTCAAGCTGTAGGGGATTTATTAGACGTTGTTATTAGACGAGACAACTCAGATATAACTATTAACTCTATTTCTAGAGGTGAATATCTAAATATTCCTAATAAGTCTACTACTGGAAGACCTACTCAATACTATTTTGCAAGATCAATTACTCCAACGGTTAGTGTTTGGCCTACACCAGAAAACAGTACAGATGAACTTAGATACTATTTTGTTAAACGCATTGAAGACGCTGACGCATTGGTAAATACTACTGACCTACCTTATAGATTTTATCCCTGTATGATTGCTGGATTGGCATACTATCTTTCTGTTAAGAAAGCTCCAGATCGTGTACAGATTTTAAAAGCTCTATATGAAGAAGAGTTCTTACGAGCGGCACAAGAAGATGAAGAAGCGGTATCGCTTAAACTACAACCTAGTATTAGTTATTTGAGGGTATAATGGCGGATTACACTAAAAATTTTAAGGTAGACCCAAACGACCCATATTTACAACCTAGAGCTGCCCTAACTACTAGTCAAAAAGCACAAATGTTGTTAAACCAAGAATTTGCAAAAACAAGAAGAAACAATACTAGTAACAATTTAGCCCCTAATAATCGCACAAGAGTGAATATTAATCCTTCTTTAAAGGTTACATCTGGTGGCCCAGGACATCAATTAATTTCAGGGGGAGTACAAACACAAGTTACTTCTCCAAAAGGGTTAAGTGCAGGAGCAACTATGGGTGGGAATCGAGAAACATTAAAAGTTCCTGGAAGAACTCTTAGTAGAGGCGGATTTGGTGTAAACTCGTTTGGAGTTGGGTTTCAAAAGGGGGGTTTTCAAAGTGGGGCTACTTTAGACCCAAAGTCAGGAAAAGTTCTTAATGCTGGTTTCAAAGTAACTAAATATTTTTAAGTAGAGGATAAGATGGGTCGATACGCTTCAGATGCAAATGCTTACGGAATATCAGACCGTTCTGGTTTTAGATATCGTTTAAGAGACATGCGTAAAGAGTGGAATGGATTTCTTGTTGGGGAAGATGAGTACGAACCCAAGCATCCGCAATTGACCCCTTCTAAAGCACCAGCAGACCCTGAAGCTTTAAAAAACCCCCGACCAGAACAAAACCTAGTAGCACAAAGAAATATTCAATGGGGGTTTAACCCTGTAGGGGGTAGCACTGATAATGGTATTAATCCTCCTAATAATCTGGTAGCTATAGGTTCAATAGGAGAAGTTGAGGTACAAACATAATGAGCTATACATTTACAACTTTAAGAGAAGCCGTTCAAGATTACACTCAAAATGAAGAGACATCTTTTGTTGCAAACATGGGTATGTTTGTAGAGTTGGCTGAAGAAAGAGTATTAAAGTCGGTACAACTAAACGAGTTTCAAAAAAACGCTGCGGGAACAATGGCTAGTGGTAATCAATTTTTAAATGTTCCATCTGACTTTTTAGCTCCTTTTTCTCTAAGCATTACAAGTAGTAGTAGCTATGTCTTCTTAATGTTTAAGGATTTAGATTATGTACAAACGTACAATCCTAATCCAGCTACGATAGGTGTTCCTAAGTACTACGCTCAGTTTGACGTTAACAACTTACTTATAGGTCCTACTCCTGATGCGGCTTACACAACAACATTGAGTTACTTTTATCGACCAGCTAGTTTGACAGAAAGTTTGCTTGTGTTAACCGTTGGTGCAACTGGAAGCTTTACAAACGGTGAGACGATTACTGGTGGTACAAGTGGCGTAGTTTCTACTA